GCGAAAACCAAGGTGTAATTATACCTTCCGACCCAAAACGGGGCCTTAGAGGGCGCGACAGCAAGCCATCTACCTGCGGAAACGTCAGGCGGTTCCTAGGATACTCTCTGCCACATATAGACTGCCAGATATGGCGGAAGATTGTTGTGAGCCTTGCCGCCGCCCGCGTACATAGTCTGCACGTTGCCGCTGAATCCCTTCTTGTCCTGCGCCTGAACGGTCATGAACGGAGTTTGGTTGCCGGACGCATCGAGGTTATCAATCTCGTGGTTATGCCTTGGCATCTCGTCAATCGTCAGCGTGTGCGATGCTTCGCCGCCCGTGCTCCCAGCCGCGTAAGTGGTATCGGCTCCAAGCAGGAAGCGCCCGCCTATGCGCTCCCACGTCCCGCCGAAAAGCGCAGCGGGGTTGGAATCGGTCACGCTCAGGTAGATTGCCCCAACCGGGTAAGCGCCCTGAGCAGTGAGCCATGCCGAATCGCCCAGCTGCAAAACGTCCGATTGGTTTGGCAGACAGTTCACGCCGACGCTCGACTTCTTGGTGTCGATGGAGAACGTAGGGTTTCCCTGCGCGTCATACCCGACCAGACCCTGCGAAGCGTTGATTTCGATTCGAGAGCCGTCGTTCGCCCACATCCTCAGCCCGTCCTTGTCGAGCTGCCCAAGAAGCGAGCCGCCAGCCGAACGCACCTCCATCACGCCACTCGCGTTGTCGTTCCCGCCGAGGTGGAGAGTGCCCCCCTTGATTAGGTCGGCCACGAAGTTTATGACGTTGATGTGCTGCATGTTGAGCGTGCCGTCGATGCCCCAAGCGCTCTCGAAAGTCCCGGCGATGCCGTTGCGCGAGAACGAGATGCCGTTGTCATTGATAAGGATGACGTTGTGCGCATCCTCCTTCGGCAGCGAGTCCAGCACCATGATTTTCGAGCCGTCGTAGACAACATAGGAAGCGCCCATAGGCTGCGTGATGCGCTGCGTCACAGTGTCCGCAACGCCCTGAATCGCGTTATTGACTGTGCTCTGCGCCGCGCTCTGCGCAGACGATTGGAGCGACCCCGCAAGCCCGCTCAGCGTCCTCTGGAAGTTCCCGAACTCAAGTTCCGTGTACTTGCCGAGGATGCAGTCGTATGTGAACCCGATGACGCTTGTCAAGATGTGCACTCCAAGTCGCTCATCTATAACCTCCACCGTGTCCCCGATGTCGGTCACACGCTCCATGTCAGCCTTGAGCGTGTAGTTGACCTTCGGCATGCAGTTGGCGTTGACGTAATCCTGCGCCTGCCGTCTCAGGTCATCGACCAGAGCCTTGCGATATGCGACCTCATCATCGCCGTAATCTTCCTTCTTGATGTCAGATTGCGAGAACGAGACTGTCTTGGTGTACGGTATGTCCCACTTCTGCTCGCTCTCGACGTATATCGAAGCTCCCGCGTCTTGGTCGTTGAGAAGGATTCCGTCCGCGCCCACTGGCAGAAGCTTGGTGACGACATCGCTCCAATCCTCCTCGCAGGTCAGCTCCTTCAAGTTCTTGCGGTACCTGACGGTCACGCCGTTGTCTGCGCCGATTGACTGGCGCAGCTCGATGCGGAAGTTGTCTCGCACCAAATGCCCGCCCCAGCGCTCGATGACGGTCTGGATTGCCTCATACAGCGACTTCCGCACGCATCGGAACGAGTCAATCGTCTGCACGTCAGAGATGGTGGTGAACTCGCTCCTTGGCTCAGTCGCGCTGTTCAGGTGGTCGAGCGCAGCGTTGGCGTTCATGTCCACGACGTAAGAATCCTCGATAAGATAATTCTTCGAATCGTAGAACACGTGCCACGCCCTGAGCGACACCTTTGTGCTCTTCTTGGTCACGCCCGAGATGCGGAACGCCTGCGCCCCCTGCGGCGTGTCTGCTACGATTATCCTCCCGCTCGTAAGATAGTCGGCATACTTCGTGCTCGCTTCCAGGTCTAGATAATAGTCGCCATTGTCCTTCTTGGTGACCTTCGCCTTCGTCGGGAGAATCACCACATCGCCGTTGCTGGTGAAGTCCCTGTCATCTGGACCGAAGACCTTAATCATGTAATCACCTCGCTGAAAGAGATGGGGCGTGTTTTAACGCCCCATCGCATGTTGTCACGCTATCTTGAATCTCGCACACGCCTCATCGAAGCCGCCGTATTCGTAAAGTGCGCCAGAAGAAGAAATGCTGAGGCCCACTCTGCCAGACGTGTCGATGACTGCTGTCTCCGTATACGGTGTCAAGCTCACGGAACAAGAAACCGTATCATGAACTTTTGATGCCGGCCGGTATCCAGCAGGCAGCGAGACGGAAGAGAAGAATGTCTGCTCGTTGACTTTGCCATCGCTTGAAAGATACCCGCTGACCCTTTTATAAACGATGCTGACGAAACCCGTGACGAAACCCGGCTCGCTGTATGCTTCCCACGAGAATGTTGCGCCCAGTGCGCTTATCGTCCCGCTTGCGATTTTCTTCGCCGCCAGCTCGCCTGTGACGGTCGTTGCCGTGGAGTTCGATCCGCTGATTGTGGAACCCTTTGCGATTGCGCTCTTGACCTTGCGAAGAACTCCGTTGACCACAACGTAATCTCCCGCAGAGTACGACTGAGAAGCCGTGGTAGAAGATTCTACCGCAGCGCTTGGAACAATCTGACGCTGGATGGCGACGTCGTCTGAGTTGCGCACCTCATAGGTCGAGTGCGTGCTGTCCGTGTATGTGATTGTGTACGTGTCTACGGTTCCAGTCGTAGCGGTCTTCTTGATTTTCGAGATTCCGCGACCGTCGCTTCCAGTGTCTCCCTTCTCGCCCTTCTCCCCGTCGCGTCCATTCTTGACGTAGAAACGGCTCTCGGTTCCGTCCGTCATCTTGACGGTGTACGTGTCAATCAGACCGTCTGTTGCAGTCTTGTCGATTGACTCGATGCTCGTGCCGGTCTCGCCCTTCAGCATCAGCACCTTGACCGTCTCATCTATCGTAGCCATGTCCTCACCTCCTAGAAAGTAACGTCCTGCATGATTTCGAGCACCCCTCGCATGATCGTGAAGACGTCCCCGTTGCATCCGATTTCGAGGTCATAGAAGTACTTCCCTGGCTTGGCGCTGGCAGTGTCGCTCGGCGCCACCCTGACAACATAGGATCCTCTCCCGACCTTGGAAACCCCGTCCGAAAGCGACTTCTGGAAGAGGTAGCGCTTGTCGCTGCGGTTGGATTTGCAGGTGAAATACGCCCTCTCAAGGTCCTGTCCGAAGGGCGTCCCGGTCTCGTCATAGAGCTGCAAGCCGAAGGAAAGCGTGTCTCCGCGAACCATGCGGATGTACTTGTCCTCCATCGTGAAATTCGTCCGCACCATCATACCCACCTCGAAAAGTCTTCGACCTTGATTCCAGTGACGTCTCCGTCCCATGATATGACGTTCTCGCCGACTTTCAGAGCGAGGTCTGCATAATCGCCCGTGACGTATCGGTTCATCAGTGCATCGCCATGGTATGCGTTCATTTCCTCAGAATCTATAGTGATGTATCCATCGTCAATTGAGAACGAAAGCACAGTGACGGCGTTGATTGCCAGCTCCACCTTGCCGCTGCCGTACACCGTGACGGTCGGCCTTGAGATGACGTTCCCGCGATTGGTGAGCGTGATTGAGCTGAAGTCATTGCTCGACATAGTGGCCGATAGCGTGAAGTCAAGCGATGTCCCAGCCTGTACGTAAAGCCACAGCGCGTCGTACTCAGCGTCGGCGTCTGCCGTGACGCTTGATGTACCGTCGCTCTTCAGCTCGATGTAGTTGCCGCCGAATGAGTCTCCATAAGGGTTTGCACGCGACACGAGTTTGAGAGCGCAGCCTGCGGAGTCCCCGCTCGTCGAAGCCGTGAGCGTGTAGCTGCCAGAAAGCGTGATGCGGTCTATCGGTACCAGAATCTCGCAGGTGCTCGTAGCCTTCCCAGCAACCCGCACGCTCCCGCCGCTTGAGGTTGCCGTCACCCCGAACATGCTAGTCGTTGAGTCTTTGACGTTTACAAGCTGGTTTACGACCTCGAAAGTCCTGTCCACGGCATCATACTTGAAGGGCTGCACATGCAGCTTGACCTTCGCCGTGCGGAACCGTATCAGGCGCTCGAAGTCGATTTGTTCGAGAATCTGGTAGCGGTAATACTTGTCGCGTTCGTTGCCGAAGACTACCTCACCCTCCGAGTCGAAGAAGGAGATTGCGTCATCGATGTCGAAGTCCCCGTGAAGGCCGACGCTCACCTCCTTGTCGTAGGCAGCATATCCCAGCTTCGTGACAATATCGCCGTCGCGCCCGTCTATTTCCTCGATGCTCGTGCGCACCTTTGGCTTGCTGATTGGCGGAAGCGACTGGATTATCAGGCCCTTGACGTCTGTGCTCTTCGTGCCGTTCAGCTCAATGTAGTTAATCATGTAACCACCTCCTATGCGTAAATAGCGTTCGTTACCGTTCGCTCCACGAACTTCCCTGCCACCTCGTCATCGAGCACGACGTGGACCCTTCCAAGCGCCTCAACGATGGCGTCAACGACGGAGCTGCCTGCCAATGCCCCGGACGCCCCAGAGAGTCCAGACGTTGCCGATACTCCGCCGATGCCGGTGACGAACCCGGAGGCGTCAGGCATGGCGTCCTGCATCTGGCACGTGACATTGCCCATCTCGTTCTCGAAGCCGACTCCGATGCCCTGCGCTATGTACTTGCCTACTTGGTCGCGGAAAAGGCGCGAGGGCGAATGGATGCCGAGCGCGTTCTTCATTCCGTTGAGGATGCCTGATGCGAATGAACTCACCTTGTTGGCAAGCCACCCAGCAGCGCCGCTGATGCCGTTCCAGATGCCGTGCACGATGTTGCCACCGATTGAGGCCACCCTTCCCGGAAGGCTTGAGATTCCGTCTACAACCGCGTCGAACATCGAACGTGCCCCCTCTGCTCCCTTGGATGCCATCTCGCCGACCCACGACGCGAGCCTGCCGATTACGTCTGAGAGGAAGCCCGCTACCCTTCCGGGAAGCTGCGTCAGGTAGTTGACGACGTTGCTCAGGAACTGCGAACCGGCGTTACGTGCATTGCTCGCCATGTTAGATGCCCAGCCAACGACGTTCGAGATTATGTTACTCA